GGCCTACCGTTGGATCACCCAGGCAACCGCGCTGGGCACGGGCAGCACCGACACGCTGGCCACTGGCGAGTGGGCGGCTGTCAGCCTGCTGGCCCAGGATGGCGCCGCTGGTGCTGCCGGCGCGGCAGGATCTACCGGTGCTGCCGGTGCCACAGGGGCCACTGGTGCAGATTCCACGGCCTACTGGCTGGGCCGCAGCGCGGCCGCTGTATCGCAGGGCCTGGCGGGCGGGTTTACGCCGGCGGCCCTGACCTTCAGCGGCTACAGCGCCACGGGCACTGCATCACCAGCGGCTTACAGCGGCCGCTTCATCATCGCAACAAGCCCGGACGGCAGCACCTACACCAATCACTACACGAGCAGCAGCAACGAATCCAGCACCAGCTACACCGTGCCCGCTGGCACCAAAACGATTCGTGCCAGGCTGTACCAGGCGGGCGGAACTACTACGCTGCTGGATGAGGAGATCGTGCCCGTGGTGCAGGACGGCACCGGGCAGTTTGCACCCGCCAAATTTTGGGAGTTTGAGGCGGGTTGGGATGGGTGGTCTGGATCTGGCCTGACGGGCTACGGCAACCCAACATCGATTACGCTGACATCGACCAGCACTGACCCGATTTTTGCAAGCCCCAGCATTGCTATCAATGGCGCTGTGCACCCGAAGATCCGTGCCCGACTGCGACGCTTGGCCGGCAGCGGTTGGGAGGGCATTGCGTTATACAAGATTGCAGCTGGGCATGACTTCAGCGCCTCTTACTACAGGCAAGTGGCTGATCCAACGATAGGCGGTGCCTGGACAGTGATCGAGTGGGACATGTCCGCACTCACAGTCGGTGGCGCCGACTGGACCAGCAGCACGATCAATCAAATACGGCTTGATCTGGGCACCACCTCCAGCGACATCTTTGAGATCGATTGGGTAGCCATTGGCAAGGACTCTGCGGCAATCCAGGCGGGCGCCGTGTCGACTGACCAGATAGCAGCCGGTGCCGCCACCGAGGTGTACCGCACATTCGTTGCGGGCCCTGAGTACTACAGCCCGGGCGCTTAAACCATGGCACTTCCATCACTTTCTTTCACGCCGCCAATCGATTGCGATGTGGTCATCACTGCCACATTCGAGTGCCAAAAAACAGCGGGTGGGGGCTCTGACTGGGGCGGCGGCACCTCCGGCTATTACTACTTGCGGTGGCTTGACGATGGCAACAGCTCCAACTATGGCGACAGCCCCTCGTACCCCGTGACAAGTTCAAGGGCCCGGTATGCCGTTCAGTGGAAATTCACGGGAACGGCCGGCTTAGCCACCACCGTGTATCTGCGCGGTGGTGCCGGCCTGGGCTACCAGCTAACTTTCTGGAATATGGAACTGCAAGTGGAGTTGATCAAGCGATGAGCACTTGGACTTTTTGTGACCCCGCCACCGGACTGTTCATTGACCGCGTGTTCTCGGGCCCCGAATACAGCCTGTCCGCGAACACGCCGACTGGTCACCAGGCTGTGCCCGGCGCTCACGATCACTTGTGCAGGCGTCTGGACGAAACAACCGGCGAAGTGGTGCCCTACCAGCCCGAGCCACCCGCCCCTGACGAGTGGCAAACCTGGGCATGGGATGCATCAACCGAGCGCTGGGTGTCACAGCCGACCGCCGCCGCAATCGCGCGTGACGTACGCACCGAGCGTGATCGCCGCATGGCCGCGGCCGACTGGGTGACGCTGCGTGCCATGCGCACTGGCAAGCCTGTGCCTGCGGCCTGGTCGGCCTATCTGCAAGCGCTGGCCGATGTGCCCATGCAACCCGATTTCCCGCAAACCATCAACTGGCCGGAGGTGCCGCAGTGACTGATTCAGAGCTCGACCAATTGGCCGAGAAGGCCGCCGACAAAGCGGTGGCCAAGATGACCGATGCAGCTTTCAAGGACATCGGCCGCCGTACCGTCAAGGGCATCGCCTACGTTGCCGGGGTGCTCACGGTTGTCGTGCTGCTATGGCTCGCAAACCATGGATGGATAAAACCATGAATTTCGATGATGCATTTGAAAAGCTGATTGGCCATGAAGGTGGCTACGTCAACAACCCAGCCGACCCCGGCGGCGAGACGAACTACGGCATCAGCAAGCGGGCCTACCCCGCCGAAGACATCCTCGGCATGACGCTGGCCAGGGCAAAGCGCCTGTACGCCCGTGACTACTGGGGTGCGGCAGGCTGCGATGCGGTACCGGACGGCGTCAAGTTCGATCTGTTCGACACTGCGGTGAATTCCGGCGTTAAAACCGCTGTGAAACTGCTGCAGCGCGCGGTCGGCGAGGTGGATGATGGGGTGATCGGCCCACGCACGCTGACTGCCATCAACAGCATGCCGGCGCCGCGGCTGGTGGCTCGGTTCAACGGCACACGGCTGGCCTACATGACTGACCTGCCAACCTGGCCCGCCTTCGGAAAAGGTTGGTCGCGGCGCATCGCAAGCAACCTCATGGGGGCCTGACATGGACTGGAAAGATGTGGCCGGCACCGTGGCTAGAAGCGCCCCGATGCTCGGCGGATTGCTGGGCGGCCCACCAGGTGCAGCAGTCGGCGCCGTGGGCGCCATGATCGCCTCAGCCCTGGGGGTTGGTAACGCCCCAGAAGAGGTGAGCCAGGCGCTGGCCGTGAACCCCGATGCTGCCGTCAAGCTCAAGCAAATTGAATCTGATCGCCAGGTAGAGCTGCAGAAGCTGGTCACTTCGCAGGCGCTGGCGGAGATCCAGGCCGGTGCACAGGCGATTTCCGACGTGAACAAAACGATGCAAGCCGAGGCCGGTGCCGAGCACTGGCCCAGCTACAGCTGGCGGCCGTTCATTGGGTTCATGTTCGGCTTCTATATCGCTTCGATGTGGCTATTGCCGATGTTCGGGCGGCAACCGGTTGCGATCAGCACTGACCTCACTTTGGCCATCGGCGGCATTCTTGGAATTGCCAGTTGGTTCCGTGGAAAGATGCAGGCGGATCCATCCATGCCCACGATAAATCGCGGCTGATTGGCGGCTGACTCTCTAAGTCATTGTTCCAGCTTGTATTAATTCCACCTTGTAGCCGTCTTGTGGGGACTCGCTCATGTTTGAGTTTCTATATAAATCAACATGTTGGACGACAAGTTAGAGCTAGATGGACCGCGAGAACCGCCTCAAATAGGGTGGCAGCCGCCACGAATTGGCGGCAGTGCCGCGATGCCGTGAGTACCATAGCCGTCCGATTGAGTTACTGGACGGAACATGGCGACGGCACGATTGAGGAGCTCGGGAAGGTGGGAGATTGCGCTGCGGCATCCCAAGTTGCCAGGTGGGCGCAAGTACTTTTCTTTCGATACCGAAGCGGCGGCGAATGCCTACGCAGAACACTGGCGGATGCTGAAGCAGGGCGGCATTGATCCGCCCGCGGAACTGCTTGAGCCTGGGCCGTCCGACAAGGTGATGCTGGGCGTGTTGCTTCGGAATCTGGCCAACAGCGGGCTGCCATCGGCGCCGCAGCAGGTGGTGATCGGCGTGCTGATGCGTGAAGTTGGTGGCGTGCGCCTGGTGGACGCCACCTACACATGGCTGCTTGACTACATCAGGGGTCTGAAAACCCGTGTGCGGAATCTCTCGCCGAACACGATCAGGCAGCGCGTCCAGGCCATCGGCCGGGCCATTGACGAATACCTGCGGCACAACCCGCGACTCGTGCATCAGAACCCGGTGCGCCTGCTGCCGAAGGGCTACAGCGCGTATAGCGAGGTGGATGGCGCCCTGGCTGTGGCAGCTGGTGAGGTCGCGCGAGTGGATGTGGTCAGAGACAGGCGTCTGCACCCGGGCGAGCATGAGCGGATCGTTGCCGCGCTGTCGGGACATCGTCGGCCAGATCGCGAGCGGGCGCTTGAGCTGCAGGGTGGCAATGCGCTGCTGACCATGTACCTGCTGATCGTGCACTCAGGTCTGCGTCTGAGAGAGGCCTACCGCCTGACGCGAGGCGCCATCGACCTGGCGACTAAGATCATTCGGGTGCAGAGCTCAAAGCAGCGCCGCGGCCGCGTTGTGTTCCGGGACGTACCCATGCGGCCCGATGTGCACGCGGCCTTGTTGGACTATCTGTCCACCCGAAATTTACTGCCGGCGGCAGATCTTTTCCCATTCCAGGCGGAAGAGCCAGACCTATCGCTCAAGAAGGTTTCATCCCGGCTGTCAGCCCGGTTTGCCTCTGCTTTCGCGTACGCCGAGTGCGATGGCTTGCGTGAGCACGACTTGCGGCATGAAGCCACATGCCAGTGGCTTGAGATGCGCGACTCGACGGGGAGCTGGATGTGGCGATCTGAGGAGATAAACCGCATCATGGGCTGGTCCCCTGGATCGGTGATGGCTCAGCGGTACGCGAGCTTCCGCGGGTCTGACCTGGCGCAGCGGATGTGGCAGCCGCTGGAGGATGGCTCGGCCGTGAATCAGGCATGAGGGCTAGCCCCAAAGTTGGGGGATGGCCCCAGGATGGCCAAAGTAATTTGTTGGTGTTACAAAAAAGTGCTTGTGTGGCCGCATTGTTGGTATTACATTAACTACATGGACAGCGCGGTGCGGTCCAGCAAACCAGGGGATCCAACATGACCATGACCTACACAACCGGCAAGCACGGCGAAATCCAACTGGCTGACGGCCGCCATGTGCGCCTGATCCAAGACGCCTACAACGACAACGCCAGTGACGGTTCGGCCGCCTGGTTCGCGGCCGGTTACCTGTCCACCGAAAACGAGGATGACGAAACCGGCCCCACCGTGAAGGTGTGCTGGGCCGCACTGGGTAGCGACGATGCCGAGAGCGATGCCGACTGGGACAGCCCGGAATCGATCACCCACTACTCGCTCGGCGAGCTGGTGCCGGCATGAGCGAGGCCCCCGAACCCAAGCGCCGGGGGCGCCCGCCCCTGGCAGACGGCGAGAGCGCTCGCGTACCCGTTCGCACCGTGCGGCTCTCAGATGAGCACTGGGCCGAGCTGCATGCGCGCGGCGGCCCTGCGGCCCTGCGGGAGTGGCTGTCACGGCCTGCAAAGCGGTCTGCGAAGGCATCGGCCTGAGCCTCAAGTTGTGGTGGTCGATTTCAAGCGCTGAAGCACACGACCGCGTTGCAGTGCCCGCACTGCCAGAACGCCAGCCCTGCGCCGCCGCCCACCTGACGAAGCCGCTTCACTTGGCACTGCGGGCAGATAGCGGCCTTCGCCCGCGCTTCAGCCAGCTCAGTCATGACTGCGGCCTTGATCATTTCGGTGGTGAACAGGGCTTGCGGGGCGGTCGGTTCATGGCTCATGGTCATTTTTCGATGCTCAGTTGTCGGTGCTGTGGGGCACCAGCGTTTGGCTGTGGTGCATCTCTGATGTAGTCATCTCGCGCACGCGGAGCATCTGCCCGCTGTGCACGTATTCCTCGGCTGCGGCCCCGAACACGGCCAGCGTTTGCGTCTGATGCACACGGCCGTCAGGGCCAAGCACTTCAATTACGATGGGCATATGCTGTTGGGAAATTTCGATCTTGATTTTGGTGGTCATGGTTTTGATCCTCTCGGGTCCGGGTATCAGTTGTTGGGCCACAGGCGGCACCCGGGGCAGTCGCAGTCTTCTGGCTGGCACATCGTTTCCGCCTGCTCCGGCGTTTCCGCGCCGCACTTCACGCACGGTGGGCGCCGCTCCCGTTCTTCGGCGTTACGCAGGCTGACCATCGTCGCCACCAGCTCGCTCAGCGGCACGCGGTACTCTGGCGGCCATCGTGATGTCGTCTGCTTCATTTGGAAGTGTTCCCTTCGCGCATGTGATTTCTACGTCGCGACCAGCGATGGCAGCGCAGGGGGTGATCGGCGTCGGGGCTTCGCTTCAATCCGGGCCACACCCGGCTGCCGCTTCGCGCGGCGCTCTTGTGCTTCTTCGCGTGCCCGCTCGGCGATGAAGGCCAGCAGATCCGCCGGCACGAACAGCCAGCCGCGGCCGATCTTCAGGCCCGGTATCTCGCCAGTGCGGGCCATCTCTTCAACCTGGTCGATGGAGCACCGAAGCAGCTCAGCGCAGCCCTCGGCATCAATAGTTTCTGATCCAAGCCCGCTCATGGCTGCACCCCTTCCGCTGGTGCCGCGTACTTAGCAGCCATCTTTTCGATCGCCTTTTCGCTCGCATCTGCAGCAGCGATCGCGGTGGCCCGGTCCACTACCTCGGCAAGGGCATCCATCCACTCGCAAGCATCCCGCGCTCTGCCGTACTCATCGCCTTGCAGCGCCACCCAGCCCGTGGCCCCATAGCGCTGGATCACCGCAGTGCATACCGCCATTTGGTCAGTCATGGCAATCACTGCCTCGCTGTACAGCGCTTCGTTGCTGCTGGCCAGCGCAACGGCAATGCCCGACCAGGTGAGCGCGCCGCCCACCCATTGCCACAAAATCGTTTCGTCAGCCTTGCCGCTGGCCAGCGCATCCAGGTTGACGATGTGGGCCATGGCCAGGTCACGCTGCTGGTCGCGGTGTAGCTTGGGCCGCAGCCAGCGCGGCAAGTGTTCAGGGCGTAAGCGGCGGGCGTTGATTCCTGGGCGGGGCATCAGTGCACCTCCTGGCTTGGCAGTGGGGGCACGAAGCTGGGCTGTGGATAGTGAGCCAGCTCTTTGCGCAGCCGCTCGATGATTTGCGGGGCGCAGGCTTTGAGCGCAAACACGCGGTGCAGCGTGTCATTGGCCCGCTCCATTTCGAGCAGGGCCGCCCACGCGGCGTGGATCAGGTCGGCGCTCATGCGGCATGCTCCGGGAATAGATCGTCCACCTTGCCAAAGGGCTCGGCAGTGGCATGCGTACCGCCGGCAGGGCCGGCGTCAACCATCTGTTCCTGGCCCGCTAGGGCCGCTGGGTCGATGCCCCAGCTCATGGCTACAGCCACCCGCTCTTGTGCGAGAGCATGGGCGTTGTAGTAGCTGGCAGTCAGCCGTGTGCCCAGCTGTCCTTCCACCGCGATGGCGACCAGCAGCCCCGCGGCATCATCTGGGCTCATGCGCCGGATGCGAGATTGCCACCAGTACCTGTCACCGCCTCGCTCAATATCGGCCAGCACATCGGGCGTCAGGGCTCGAAACTCATCATTCAGCCCAGCCACTTCCCCGGCCAGGCCCAAATCATCACCCCCACCCAGCTCGCGCTCCAGCAGTGTGATCAAGTCGGCCCCGGTGCGCTGTGCACCCAGCACCTGGGCAATCACCAGGCGGCACACAGACTCCCACTTGGCTTGATCGAGCGTGACTTGCTCAGCCGGCGTCCAGCCAATCATCTCAACCGGCGCCCGCGCAGCGGTGGACGGGGTAGATACAGGCTCGGGTGATGCCGAGTATGGGTTCACCGCCGGGGCTGACCCTGTGTCGTCATCGCCATCGCTGCCGGCCTCGCCCGACTCAACGCCACGCTTTGCATCCAGCACTTTGCTGCTGTAGCAACCCCGGTCTGTGCAGATGTCTGCACTCAAGTGCGCGAGGTCGGGGTCATTGCCGGCCATCTTGGGGCACGCAGTACAGGCGCCGCCCGGAAGCAGGGCTTCGTGGATATCAAACGGCGCCTGGGCCAGGGACACGGTGTAGCCCTCCAGCCACTGTTTCGCGACTCGGTAGCTCTTCCACGGCACACCCTGCCCCGGGTCGGCAATCTTGGCCAGCGCCTCAGCTTGCAGCTTGTGGTGGGGCAGGCGGGCCAGCAACAAAGCAGTCTCGGCGCCTAGGCCCTGCTCCATGCATGCTTCGCGCACCTGCGGCGCCATCTTGGCCAGCTTGAGCCGCCCATAGATGTAGCTGCGGCTTTTGCCACTGTCAGCCACGAGCTTTTCAACCGGCACGCCGTGGTGCTCCATCAGCGCGGCGAAGGCTTCGGCCTCTTCCACCGGGTGCACATCGGCGCGGTGCAGGTTTTCGTGGATCTGCGCCAGGGCGGCCTGCTCGTCGCTCATGTCGCGCACGATCGCGGGGATGGCCTGCAGGCCAGCCCGTCGTGCAGCACGGGCGCGGCGGTGGCCGAAAACGATCTCGTGCGTGTGCTCCACGTCGAGCTGGGCCAGCTCACGCACGATGATGGGCGACATCACGCCCTGGCTGATGATGCTGTCGGCCAGCTCGTGCAGGGCGGCCTCGTTGTAGCTGCGGCGCGGGTTGCTGGGGCTTTCGCGCAGGTCGGCTAGCGCAATGAGCTGGGTCTGTTCGCCGGTCATGTTGCGGATCCTTTCTGAAATGATTTGGTGAGGGCGCCGTTGACGCAGTGCCCGCGATGCCGCACGGCATTGGCGAGGCGCGCACGATCGGCATGGCTGTGGCTGGCCTGCCTGAGCAAGCCAAAGTAGCTGTTTGCGCTGGTGAACACGTCCTGCGCAGGCATGGCCTGGATGCGGGCGATGCCCCTTGCCACCGTGCCTGGCCGAGTGAGCCGGCGCCATGGCTTGATGACGTGGCCCACGAAGTCAATGCCGCGTGCCACGGGCTGCAGCACGGTCTTGCGTGGGTTCAGGTGAGCGCCCAGGTGCTGGGGCAGCCAGCCTGTAATGTCGGCCAGCGCTGCGTTAAGCCACTGCGGGTCTTCGTGCAGCAACACAAAATCGTCCACGTACCGTACGTAGCGCCGGCCCTTGAGCTGGTGCTTGATGTGCTGGTCGAGTGCGTCCAGGTAGACATTGGCAAAAAACTGGCTGCTCAAGTTGCCGATGGGCAGGCCCACGCCGACCGGCGCGTTGAAAAGGCTTTTGTGGGGCGGCACCAGGCGCAGTAGTGCCGCCTCGCAGCGCAGCTCAACGTCTTGCCTGGGGTCGTGGTGCAGGACGATGCGCGTGAGTCCTAGCCACCAAGCATCTGTGACGTGTTTGGCAAGCTGGCCGTCCAGCACGTCTTTGCGGATGGCCACGAAGAAATTGGCTAGGTCGCACTTGAGGTAGTGCGCTGGCCGGGCCCAGTTGTGGGTGATGCTGCGCACATCGTGTTCCAACCGCTGAGCAGCGAAAAGCGTGCCCCGGCCCGGGATGCAGGCGCAGCTGGTGGCTACGAAGCGGGCATAGAAACGGGGGCTGATCTCGTTGTAGACCAGGTGGTGCACGATGCGGTCACGAAAGTCTGCGGCCCACACCTCGCGCGGCTTGGGCCGCGTGACGACGAAGCAAATGCTTCGCCCGGGTTGGTAGGTGCCGCTGATCAACTCCTCGTGCAGATCGATCAAATTGCGCTCGATGCGCTGCTCAAAGAGTAGGGCGCTGGTGCTGTTGCGCTTGTTGCGCCTGCAATCCATGTAGGCCTGCACCAGCGCCTCAAAGCTGTAGCCGCTGGTTGATGCTGCGGACGGCCCGCGCCTTGCCTTCGTAGTCCTTGTTGTTGATGTTGGCGTTGCCATCGTCGAAGTTCTGGTTCCAGGCGTTGTTGCGCGAGTACTGCGTCGTGTCATGCTGTCTACGTCACCCGGCCGAAGGCTTGTGCCGATCAGCTGGGCAACTGCGCCGGACCTGGCCCGATGTGGATCAGCGGTAGCCGTGATGCGCATGGCGGTGCCCTTGTGAGGCAGCGGCATAACCAGATTCAAAAGGCGCTCAGGCATGCTGGCCTTGACCAGCATGCAGCGGGCGCTGCGGCTGTTGCTTGATGGCCCAGTTGCGCCACCCACCCGTCTGCTTGCCGATGCGGTCGCTGAGCGCGATAGACCGCGCCCATTGGCCTGTGCTGATCAACCGCTTGTCACGGCACAGGCGCATCAAGAGCTCGATCACCCCAAGGTGTTCAAGCATGGCGTCGAGGTGGGGCAGCTTGTCCTGGGCGGCATTGGCCTTGCCGATCTGCACGATCAAGTTCACGCTCGCCAGACGGATCTGCAAGCCGACCGAGCCCTTGAAATCACGCGGCATGTTGCCGGTGAGGTCAGTGGCCAGGTCGAGCAGGTCATACGCGAGCTTGTAGACGGGCAGATCGATGTGCAGGGCCATGTGTCAATAACTCAAGGACTCAAAAACTGAATCTGCGGACGGCCCGCGCCTGGCCTTCGTAGGCCTTGTAGTTGATGCTGGCGGTGCCACCGGCGAAGAACTGGAACCAGGCGCAGTTGCGCGAGTACTGCGTGCTGGACCAGTGCCACTTGGGCTCGAAAGCCTCGCGTGCATTGACGAAGCACAGCATCAGCTCGCCCTGGCTCGGCAGATACCAGTCTGCAAAGCCCGCGTGCTCCAGCCCTGCGGCCCACTTGGCTGCCGGGTGGTCGTGCTTGCTCTCCACCAGCGCCTTGGTGTTCGCCAGGCCATCGCGTGCGCTGGTGGCGCCAGGCTCGTCATCACCGTAGGCACCCCAGGCGAGGCTGCTGCCGGTCACCTCGCCCACGATCAAGTGATAGTCGGGCTGCCCGTTTTCACCGCGCATCAAGCCGACATAGATGCCGCCCTGTTCGGGCCACGCTTGCCCAAGTGTGGGCGTCTGTACTGAGGTCATGGGTGTGCTCCTGCTGTGAATAAATCAATCACTGAACCTTGAATCTGCGGACGGCCCGCGCCTTGCCTTCGTAGTCCTTGCTGAGGATGTTGGCGTAGCCATCGACGAAGTCCTGGAGCCAGGCGTTGTAGCGCGAGTACTGCGTGGAAGACCAATACAGGCTGGCTTCCATGGCTTGTTCGCCACCCTCTTGAAAGATGGCTGTCTCGGTCTGTGCAGGCATCTGTGCGGTGTAGGGGTAGCCCACAGGCACGCTGCTGGGGTTGTCACCTCGGTAGCACCAGTTCGTTTCGGTGGTGGGCTTCAGGTAGCGGTAAATGATTTCGAGTTCGTCGCGAGCGGGCAGGTACCAGTCTTTAAAGCCGGCAATGTCCAGGGCTTGTGCCCACTTGGCCAGGGGCGAGCCGGCCTCTGCCATGGCCACGGTGTTGGCTGCGCCATCGAAGAAACTGGCGGCACCCTTGATCTCGGTGTAGGTCTCCAGCCAAATGCCGGACGTTTCGCCCTCAGCTTTGGGCGCGACGATCAAGGCGTAGAGCCCGTCTGCCTGGTGGATCAGGCCGGCAAAGAAGCCGCCCTCGAAGGTGGAGCCGAGCGCGATGTGCACGGCAAGTGGTGTGGCCAAGGTCATGGTGGTCCTCAGGGTGAGCCGGTCAGGCCGGCGGGTTGGCGGATGACCCGCACCAGGTGCGGGCTGGCAGGGTGCGGGGCGATAAGCCCAGCGTCGAAAGCAAATGAGAGGGCCTCTGCAGCCATGTCGATCACGATGGAGTCATGCTCCCGTGGGTCCAGCATCGGGCGCACGTCGTAGTAGCGGGCGCCGTCAATCGGCACGGCCACAGCCTCGGTCTCGATGTCGGTGATCACCGCGCGGGCAGCAATACGCATGGCCAGAGCTGCGTGCTCGGCCGGGGTGAGTGGCTGGGTCATGGTTTGGTCGGCTTGAAGATGGGCAGGCCGAGCGCGCGGCGGGCTGCCTGGCGCACTTCGGGGCCCACGGTGTGGCCGTAGGCGTCGGGGTCGAGTAGGTCGCGGGCCAATTGCTCCAGGCGAGCAGGGTGCTTGGTAGCGGCTTCTGCTGGGGATACCGGGTAGGGTGGGCGCATAGGTGGGGCCGGTGGGTTGACATTGCAGGGCCGCGGGTTGAACCCCGCCACCGCGGTGGCCTTGGGCCTGCGGCGTTCCCTGCGCAGTACGGCGTGCACTTCCAGCGCAGCAAGCACAGCCAGAAAAACACTGGCAGCGTTGATCAGCTCACTCATCACGATCACCTGCCGCTGCCCGCTTGCGGTCATTGGCTGCGGGCTGGTGGGTGGGCATCGGCGGTGGCGTCCACGGGCGTTGCACTTCGCGGTGCTCAGTCACGCGGCCCACGGGCAGGCCATGTGCCAGGCGGTAGGCCGTGCCGCGCACCAGGCGGCTGTACACCGGGTCATCCATCACCGATTCGTACGGTGGCCAATGCGGCTGGCTGATCACTTGGTAAGCGCGGCGCAGGGCTTCGTCATCGGCTGGGATCGCGGCGGCGGCTGTCATGGCTTACTCCAGGCCGGGGAAGTTGAGGTAGATCGCTTCGGGCCCGCATGCGCCATGCTGGGCCCGCGCCCGCTCCACCAGCACCACCTGGCCCGCCCAGGCCACGCTGGTATGCGTGCAGGTGCGGATGCCATCGGGTGCGGTGCGGCGGCTGTGGCACAGCACGCAGGCGCGGTAGGGCTCAATGGCCTGGGCATGCCAGTGATCAGGCGCCTGCACATGGGCACTCAGCACGGCGCTCATGGGATCAGCCGCAACGGGTCGACCAGGTCATTCCAGATCGTGCGGCTGGCGATACGGATGGATTGGCGCAGGGTTTTGCCCCCGCGGCGGTGGTAGCTGATGAGTCGCAGCCAGACCATGGCTCAGCCCTCCAGCCCGTAGACGTCAAAAACGGTCTCTTGGTCGATCGGCACGGCGCGGTGCAGCACGCTGGCATTGCGCACGATCACGGGCGTGAAGCCTTTCAGCGGGCGAGCAGTGCCACCGATGGCGGGCCGGCCAGCGCGCTGCTCCAGCGCATCAAAAGCCGCGCCCCAGTTGGCTGCGGGGACGTGGGCGCGTAAAGAGGGGGCATCCTCGAAGTGGATGCGGGTGTCAAACATCGGCATGGCAGGCTCCAGGGTTACAGCGCGGCACTGGCAGTGGGCTGCGCGGGGGTGGATGCAGTGGTGGGTGTGCAGGCGTCTGCACTGCAGGGCTCGTCATCACTGCCGCCGCCGCATGCGGTCAGCAGCAGGGCAATCAGCCAGGGGGTGATGCGGTGCATGGTGGGCTCACTCGGCCGGTGGGCCGTCAGACAGCACGTAGTCGGTGCCCTCAATCAGCAGCCACGCAGCGGTGAAGCCAATCAAGAAAAGGAACATGGCGATGACACCGAGCACCAGGCGGATGGATCGGCTCAGGATGCGGCTCATGGCTGCACCTGCACGAGGCTGCCGAAGTCATCCACCACGCAGTGGTGGTAGCTGTGGCTGTCGAAGTAAACGCTGGGGAAGGGCTGCTGCACCGCCACGAACCACTGGCCCGGCTTGCACCCCGCGCCCCAACGGCACCAGCTAGTGGTCAGACTGGCGCCGTAGTAGCTGCTGTTGATGAAGAGATCGCCCATCTGGTCCTCCGACACCTGCCGCGGGAGTGCGGTTTTCTGGGGTGCGCCGCCAGTATCGATTAAACGATGGATTGCTGTCAACGGATAAACGATAACATCGGGCGTGAAAAAGCCCGCACGGGGCGGGCTCAGAAGGAGATGCTATGAAATGGATCGTTGTTTCAGTGAGGCGCTGGGCTCAGGGGTTTGTTATCGCCACAGTTCGTCAGGCTCAGAGAGAGGGGCGCCTTCCGTCAACATCTTGCGGGTGCGATCGCAAGCCGCCGCGGTAAGGAGGTCGACCGTAACATCCCCGCGAAGGTAATACATGCGCATTTTTCCGGAAAAAATTGATGAACCATCCGCTTCGTCGGTGTACCTGAAAATTACATCCACATGCCCGTTGGCTATGCCGTCAAGCGGTTGCTCGTAGGGTTCTATGTTGGCAACTGAGATGTTGAGTGTCTTGGTGCTCATCGGTTTCTCCTGCATCTGGCGTGATTGGCTTTTCACTTGTAGCCGTCGGGGATCTGCGGCACTTTGGTCAGCTTGTTATCCTGAAAGGTGACAGCCAGCGTCTTGGTTTGGCTGTAGAGGTTGACCCACACCCACACCCACACCATGCCGTCTGGCGTGGTCTTGATGTTGTTTGGTGACCCCATCATGGCCTCCACCTCCTGGGTGGTCATGCCAGGCTGCAGCTGACGGGCTTTGTCCCAGCTGAAGTTGGTGCCGGCACAGGCGCTTAACGCGATAGCAGCCACGATGATCAGTTTTTTCATTGACAGTATCTCCCTTGTGACAAGTGCACGCTCGCCCATCACGTGCTTGCGGGTGGTACCCCATTCGGGCCTATTTTGGGGTGGTGCGGGAATCGATAAATTCGGGCGCCAGGATTCATTGTTGGGCTTGTTTGGCCTGCTGATCTCGGCTACCGAGCAAATCGAGTAGCGCAGTCATGTGCCGTGAGTTCCCGCCGGACCGGACCCAAGCTGCCATGGTGTCGGCCAACTCGTTGCGGCTTTCCTGCGGGACGTGAGCCATCAAATCAGCCATCCTCTGCAGAAGATGCCAGGGGGTAGGCTGTTCCAGCGCCACAACCTTGGCGGTGGACTCGGGTGCAACCCCGTATCGAATCATGTCGCCTTCGCCCGTAGCCAGCCAATAGGCATCAACGCCGCAGTAGTGAGCGAGTTGAGCAGTAAAGCGCGATCCATGTCCGGTCGCTTCTGCTGTGGCGAGTGTGCTTTGAGCGATCCCTACTTTTGCCACCAGGACTTCCTGGCTCAAGCCGGCATGATCGCGCGCCAATTTAAGGCGCTTCCCGAAATCTGTGGACATCGTCATAGATTACGGAAAAGCGATATTGCAAATACGCTTCCTTGCCCATCGTTTATTCGATAAAGTCGGGGCCTATGAACTGGCCCCACATCCTCCGAAGCCTGGTCAAGTCCGGCATGACACAACCGCAGATCGCGGCCGTCTGCCAATGCGGCCAGTCCACCCTGAGCGAGCTGCTGCACGGCAAGACTCGCGACCCCCGCTACTCGCTCGCTGCATCGCTGATCAAGCTGGCTGCTGATCGCGGGATTGATCTCGGGCCGGTGCAACAAACACAAGAGGTGCGCGATGCAGCGTGACCTCAGCTCCTCTTGGCATCGTCTGGCGGCGCGCAGGCAGCGCGCAGCACGTTCAGCAGTGCCAGTGCATCGGCGTCGATTTCCGGCGGCGTGTAGGGCCTGGCTTGAGCAGACCGATTCGCCAGATCTGATTGCGCTGTATTCAGTGCTTGCCAAAACAGTGGATGTGCCGGCGGGGCTTCCACGATGAGAGCGCGCACAAAGCACTCCATCGCTTCTTGGCGCGCCTGCAGCTTGGCCGCGCCGTGCACGAGTTGCTTGAACAGCTTGTCGTCGATTTCCATGGGTGCCCTCCTGAGGGAGTTGGATGGTTGGGGAACCGAGAGCGTATCTCGGGCAGGGCGCCCGCCCGCTGCCGGCAGTGACGTGAGGAGATGCAAGGCTTTCCATGCCTTGCATCGTCACACCGGCCAGTGATAACCACCGCAAATCGGAGATAAGAGATGGGATCAGTCGTTATCAGTGACTCTCGGGTGCAGCTCACGCTGGATCTGGATGGGGCGCTGGCTACTTCGCACCGCAGCCTGCGGGACTGCGTGGCACAAGGGGTGTATCAGCGGGGCTTGAAGCGCATCGCAGGTGATCTGGATCTGAGCCCGGGCAACCTGTCGGTGGCCCTGTCAGATGACCCGCACCGAAAGTTCAGTGTTGATGAGCTGGAGCTGTACATCCAGAGCACCGGCGACAAGACGCCCATCTACTACCTGGTGGCCAAGTTCCTGGGCGATGAAACGGCCAGCCGTGACCATGCGCTTAACCAGGTGGCCGAGGTGCTGCAGAACCTGCCCGGCATGCTGGCGGCGGCAGGCATCAACCACAAGAAGCGGCGGTAGGTATGCGGCCGCGTGGCTCAGTGGGCGAGATACGCCGTGCCATGCAGGGTGCGGCTCATGCGTTGGCGGTGGAGAGTGAGCACCAGGCGGCGCACTGGCGCGCCATCGCGGCAAAAGCCCAGGTGGGATTTGGCGCAGCCAGAACCACGATCAAAGACATGGTGCGGGCGGGTGACCTGGCGCGTGTGGGAGAAACCCATGTGGCTGGCTCACGCCGGCCCATGGCGCTGTATGCGCCCCGCGAGCTGGCCCCTGCCCGGGCTGTTGATCCATCAAAAGCCCTGGTGAGCACGATGTGCACCTGGGCCAGAGGCTGAGCACAGCCCAAAGGCGACACGATGCGAGGATGGGATCACCGGGGCCAGCGTGCCCCTTGCATAGCCGCCACCACGTGCAACACCAGGCGGGCGCGTGGCTGAGCGCCGGCCGATCGACTTTGCGGGCCTGGCCTATGCGTTGCTGCAGCAAGCTGACACGCTGGTGCCGCGCTGGCTGCCCAATGGCACCGAGCGCAATGGGCGCTGGTACGTGGGCGACTTTGATGGTGGCAGCGGCGAAAGCGCCAACGTCAACCTGGCTACCGGGCAGTGGATAGACAACGCGGCGCCCGACGAAGACAAGGGCGGTGACCTGATCAGCCTGTATGCGCGTATCCATGGCCTGAACAACGGCCAGGCGGCCCTGGCGCTGATGCGTGAGATGGGCTGGAGCCACCCGAGCGATGATGACCGGCCAGTGCAGACGCCTGCACCCCGCGCTGCATCATCCAGCTCTGCGGCAGCTGAAGCCGGGGGTGCATCGGATACCAGTGCGATACCTGCACCTGCTGACAAGCCGAGCAAGCGCAAGAGCAAATGGCGGGCCATGCTGCCGGTGCCGGCCAATGCGCCGAAGCCAAGCTTTCGCTTTCGGTTCTTTGACAAAAAGGCCGAGAAAGAAGTAGAGCTGGATGCGGTGCGCACCTGGGAGTACCGATTCGAGGGTGAGCTGCAGGGGTATGTGGCCCGCTTTGAGCGCGTGTCATCCGACGGCGAGATTGTCAAAGACACGGTGCCGCTGACCTGGTGCGTGGACGAGAGCGATGGCCGGGGCCACCAGCGGTGGCACTGGAAGCAGTGGGAGGCACCGCGCCCGCTGTATGTGCCAGCCACGCTCTTGGCTGGTGACTCCAAGCAGACCCCCGTGGTGCTGGTGGAGGGCGAGAAGTGCGCGGAAGCCGGCCACCAGTTGCTTGGCCATGAGTTTGATTTCCTCAGCTGGCCTGGTGGCTGCAAGGCCTGGGCGCAGGCGCATTGGGGCCTGCTCATGGGCCGCACGGTGTACCTGTGGCCTGATTGCGATGCCCAGCGCGAAAGGCTCACCAAAGATGAGCGCGAGGGGAATGTAGATCCGGCCACCAAGGATTTCTTCCCCGAAGCAAAACAGCCTGGCATGCGCGCAATGGTGCAGATCGGCCAGCTGCTCATGAGCGACTACGGCTGCACGGTGTACCTGTGCAAGATCCCCAAGCCGGGCGCAGTGGGTGATGGCTGGGACATTGCCGATGCCATAGAGCAGGGCTGGGATGCGGCCCAGGTGCGTGCTTTCATCCGCGGCGCCACCGAGTTTGTGCCACCCAGTGATGAGGCGCGCGCCAAAGCCGCCAGCGTGGCTACCCCTTCCACCGCTGGCGCGGCGCAGGATGAGCAGGATGTAGACGCCTGGCGGGGCAAGCTGCTGGCATCAGGCACGGGCGTGATCAAGCCCGCCCGAGAAAACGCCGTGCTGGCCCTGGATGGCATGCCAGAGATAGGCCTTCCTGGCGTGCCAGCAGCGCTGGGCGTGATCGCGTTCAACGAGTTCACGAACGACGTGATCAAGCTCAAGCCCACCCCTTGGGGCACTGGTGCTGGTGTATGGGACGAATCGGACGAGCTGGAGCTGGGCAACTGGCTCTCACGCACGCACTGGCTGCCACCCATGAGCCGACAGACCTTGGAGGAGGCTGTGACGATGGTGGCGAGGCGGCACCGCTACCACCCAGCGCGTGAGCGCTTTGAGCGCATGAAGGGCACCTGGGATGGTGAGAAGCGCCTGAACATGTGGCTGCAGCATTGCTGCCGGGCCGATGGTGGACGGGATGACGGCCCGCAGCTGCAGCAGTATCTGGCCCGAGTGGGCACGTGGATGGTGATGGCGATTTGTGCGCGGGTGATGCAGCCCGGGTGCAAGTTCGACTACATGCCGATCTTTGAAGGTGGTCAGGGCGTGGGTAAATCGACCTTGGCCAGCTTGCTGGGCGGCGAGTGGTTTGCCGACACCGGCCTGGTGCTGGGCGACAAAGACAGCTACCAGAATTTGCAGGGCGTGCTGGTGTACGAATGGGGCGAGCTCGATGCCCTGACACGGGCCGAGGTGACGAAGGTAAAGCAGTTCATCAGCTCGATGAAAGACCGGTTCCGCGCCAGCTTTGACCGGCGGGCGAAGGACTACCCGCGCCAGGTGGTGTTCATCGGCACCACGAACGAATCGCACTACCTGAGCGACCCCACGGGCAACCGCCGCTTCTGGCCTGTGAAGGTGACCCGGCAGATTGACCTGGACTGGATGCGTGCGCGCCTGGATCAGCTGTTTGCTGAGGCGCTGTTCTACCTGGCTGCTGGCGAGCGATTCCACCCCACGCCCAAAGAGCAGCGCGAGCTGTTCGACTTGCAGCAGGCCGAACGCACGATAGAGAACTCGCTGGAATCAGCCATCCGCAAGTACCTGTACGACGAAGAGCAGCGGGTGGTGGGTATGACGGGCCTGAACGGCTCGCTGCTTGATGAAGTGGCGCTGGCTGATCTGCTCAGCGCCTTGGGCATATCGATCGACAAGCAGACGCAGGTGCTGGCCAAACAAGCCAGCGCCGCGCTCGGCCGCATGGGCTGGGAGCGTGGGCGTGCAAAAGGCAAGAAGGGCGAGGCGCGCCCATGGGTCTACATCAGGCCCAAGGAAGCACCATGGGCTGATGAGCCCAGGGACGGCGCCAGCTCAACCATCAACCGCCCAGCGCGGGGCGAAGAACAACCAGTAGGGGCCGACAGTGACTGCCCGTTTTGACCAGCGAGGGGCGAGCGCGCCCGAAAAGGTCGGGGCAGTCCAGGCTATGCCTATGTAGGCCGCTGCGACCAGGCGCGCCTGGACCTCTGCGACGTCTTTGTCCACGTGTCCACGTGGTTTGCATTGAGTCCTGGGAATCTGCGGTTGCAGAAATCAGGATCACTGGGCGGAGCTATGCCCGCTCAGTGCAGACGTCTAGATGTCCATTGCAAAGCGCGGCCGGGCGATGCGAGTGTGGGGGCGGGCGCGCGCGCCCAAGAGCAAGCGAGTTTCACAACTCAATGTATTTCAGGTGGACAAGATGGACAGAAAGACAGAGCAAGGCAAAAAGCGGGATTGGTCGTGGCTGCCGGAAGCGATGCCAGGGGTGCGCAAGCTGATCATTGAAAAACGGCAGGCGCTGGGCGACGAGTGGGTGAACAAGTGCTGGCGGCATGGTGTGGTGGAGGCGCAGCCCGGTTGGTTCTTTGCGGCTGAAGGCTCATTGACGCTGGGTGTGCCGATCGATGCTGAGCCGGTGCTGGCCTTCTATCGCTTGCAGGTGCAATACCCGGCCGCGGTGTTGCTGGACCTGCGCAAGCCAGAGGGAGCCGTTTGATGGCCATCATTGAAGACATTGAGCGTCGGCTGCTCAACTGGGCTCGTTGGAAGTTGGGTGGCCAGGCGGGTGGGCTGGGCTTTGCGCATGTGGACTTGATGGGGGCATTGGCAGATCGCGACAACTACCACGAGGCGGTGATTCCCACGGCGGGGCCAGAAGCGTCGGAAACCGATGCGGCGGTGTTGGCGCTGCCCAGCGAGCTGCGGGCCGTAGTAGAAGCGTGGTATCTGAAGGGTGGCACGCTGGCCCGCAAGGCTGAAAAGCTGTGTGTGCATGTGGAAACCGTGAAGCGCAGGCGCTGGGATGCTCACAAGCGCATCCAGGTCTGGCTCGCCGATAAGTCTGTGCTCAAGCGGGCAGCGGCCGCTCGTTGAGTTTCTCCTCCATATCTATTTCCCCTACATTTCTGGCACGCTGCGGTTTTGGTGTCTCCTCCTCGCACTGATGCACGGCCCGCCCGATCGGTTCCCATCCCGGTCGGGCTTTTCTTTTGGGGCGGTCAGCCATGCAAGTTGATGTACGCGACAACATCGCCCAGGTGCTGGCCAAGATGGACAGCTACAAGCGCGACGTGGTGGACAAGGCGGCATCTCGGGCACTGAACCGCACTGCCGAGATGGCGGGCACGCGCTTCAGCCGCGATGCACGCTCGCAGGGGTACAACTTCAGTGCGAGTGAAATCAAGGCTGCAATGCGCTTCATGCGTGCAAGCCAAGGTCGCCTGGTAGCGGGCATCAAGATCAAGCGGCGCACCAAGAGCTTGATGGAGTTCAACCCGCGTGAGTCCAAGCAGGGTGTGAGCGTGAAGGTGGTGGGCCAGCGCAAGATGATCAAGGGCGCGTTCATTGCCCAACGGCTGAACGGCCGGCAGGGTGTGTTCATCGAAGACAGGGCGGCAGGCAAGATCGTGGTGCGCCGCTCCAAGCAGTACAAGAAGGGCTCGAAGGGTGGGTGGCAGGCGTACCCATGCAAGAAACTGTATGGCCCCTCGGTGGGTGGTGCTGCTGCCAACGAGCGCATGCAGGCCCTGATGCAGGAGGCTATACGCACGATCTTCCCTGAGCGAATGAAGCACGAGGTCAAGCAGCTCTCACGCTGACCCGGGCGCCAGCCTACCTCGCACGCAGGGCACGCATGCACCATGCATGAGCCTGCTCGCCAAAAATCTCGGGTCCTTCCTGGCCCTGCACAACGCGGTGGCCATGACCCCGAAAACTGCCCAGTTTCTGAGGGTGCTGGGGGGGTATAGGAATCAATCATGCCGACACAAACACAGATCGCCACTCACTTGGACCTGAGCCAAAAGCAGGTGTCTGAGCTGATGGCTGAGCTGGGCATTGACTGGCGCAACGAGGCGCTGGAATCCATCCGCTTCGCGTACATCCGCAAGCTGCGCGCAGAAGCCGCCGGGCACAAATCGGCGAGTGGGCTTGACCTGGTGCACGAGCGCGTGATGACCGAGCGCGTGGACCGTGAACTGAAGGAATACACGCTGGCCGAGAAACGCGGCCAGCTCGTAAACGTGGCCCAGCTGGAGCCCGAGCTTGAGCAGCTCTTCGTTGCCGTGCGCACCGAGTTGCTCGCGCGGGATGACCGGCTAAAGGCTGATCTTGATGCGCTGTACGGCACTGATATTGACCTGCAGATCCTGAACGACCAGACCCATGAAGCCCTCCAGCAGCTCGCTCGATACGATCCCGAGCGTGCGGGCTTTGCTACGCCGACTGGTGAGCCGGTTCGAGCCGCCTCGGAAGATGTCGACGGTGGAGTGGGCGCGCAAGTACAGACGCCTGTCACCTAAGTCGACGGCCAGGCCTGGCCGGTACAACCCTGACCTGACCCCCTGGGTCTACGGCATGCTGGCCGCGCTGGATGACCCGGCGGTGTGGAAGGTGGTCTGCCGCAAGAGCGCCCAGGTGGCGTGGACAGACGGCGTGTTGCTCAACTACATCGGCCGGCGCATCCACCTGGACCCGTGCCCGATCATCGTGATGTTCGCTAAAGAAGGAGGCGGCACAAAGTTTGACCGGGAGAAGCTCACGCCCATGATCGAGGTGACCCCGGTGCTGGCCGAGCTGGTGCCTGTGCACAAGAGCCGTGACCGCGACAACGGCCGCGACCACAAGGGCTTTCCTGGCGGCTTCCTGAACCTGGTGGGCTCCAACTCGCCAGACTCGGTGAAGTCAACGCCGGCCCCTGTAGTAGCGGTGGAAGAGCCTGACGACAGCAACACCAATGTGAAAGGGCAGGGCGACACCATCACCCTGTTGGAAGAACGCACCAAGACCTACGCAAAGCGCAAGGTGATCTTCGGCGGCACGCCCACCATTGAAGGTTTCAGCCGGGTGGACGAGGCCTACCAGGGCAGCGACAAGCGCGAATTCTGGGTGCCGTGCCCTGACTGCCACGAGCCGCAGACCCTCACCTGGGAACGTGTGCAATGGCAGGAAGATCCAGCCCAGCAGCACAAAGTGTTCGGCCATGCGCTGCCCAGCACTGCCCGCTACGTGTGCGCGCATTGCGGCTCACTGTGGGACGACAAAGCCAAGTTCGCCGCCGTTCGCCGCGCTCGTGAACTGGAGTCGCTGGGCACGCCGGGTGTGGGCTGGGTAGCGTCGGCCGCGTTCCACGGCGTAGCAGGCTTCGCGGTCAATGAGCTGTACAGCGGCTTCCCCGGCTCGGCCCTGCGCCTGCTGGTGGAAAAGTACCTCACCGCTGAGCATGAGCTGTCCCGCGGTGACGATACGAAGAAGCGATCCTTCGTCAACAACACCAAGGGCCTGCCTTACGCCTACAAGAGCACCGCGCCCAGCGTCGATGTGTTGCGCGAGCGGGCGGAGTCCTACCAGGAACTCACGGTGCCATGGGGTGGCCTGGTGCTCACGGCTGGCGTCGACGTGCAGCATGATCGCCTGGCCGTGGTGATCCGCGCTTGGGGCCGGGGAGAAGAGAGCTGGCTGGTGTGGTGGGGTGAAATCCATGGCCGCACCATGCTGGTGGCCTGGAACGCTGATGGCTCGTTGGACACCAAGCAGTCCGGCGCATGGGGCGATCTTGACCAGCTTCTGACTGGCGGATTCCCGCATGCCAGCGGTACCCGGCTGCGCGTGCGTGCAGCCAGCTTTGACAGCTCTGACGGCCAGACGCAAGACGCGGTGTACAGCTATGTGCGCCGTCGCTTGAGCCGTGGTTTCTTGGCCATCAAGGGCGAGAACCACGACCCCAAGAAAGACATCTTCAGTCCGCCAAAGCTCAGCACTGACACCAACGCCCGCCACAAACCGCACCCCTCGGGCATACGGCCCTACATGGTGGGTGTCAACGTGGCCAAGGACCTGATCTTGGGTGTTGATGAACAGGGCGGCCGGATCAAGTTGCAAGGCAACGGTCCTGGCCGCATGCACTGGTACGACACGGTGCGGCCCGACTACTACGACCAAATCACGGCTGAGGTAAAGGTGCCGCACCCCACTGTGCGCGGTCGGTTGATCTGGCAGTGCAAGAGTGGGCGCCGCAACGAAGGGCTGGACTGTGAGGTGTATGCCCTGCATGCCGCCCGCAGCATGAAGCTGAACCTGTGGCGGGATGACCGTTGGTCGGCTGAAGAAGCCGCCATCAAACAACCCGCCCTCGGGTTTGAAGAAGACCAAGCTGCGCCAGTGGTGCCGCCTCAAAGCGCACCCCTGGCGGCAACTGACGACGAAGACAACCCCGCGCCTGCGGCCGTACAGACGCCTGCACCTACCGTGCAAGTGCCTGCGCGGCGGCCTGCAAGCCCGGCCGGCATGCCCAAGAAGGGCGGCTGGTCAGCAAAGAAGTGGTAACCCACCGTGAACATCTTCAACATTCTTCCAGCCGGCGACAGCGCCATCTGGACTGATGACCCCGTGGCCTTGCCCGATGGCCGTCAGGCCGATGCCGCTGGCGGCTGGGTACTGAAGTACGTGCTGCGCGGCCCGGCCCAACTTGACCTCACGGCCACACAAGCCGGCCAGGTGTGGCAGACCGTGCTCACCACATCGGTTAGCGCCGCGCTGACAGCCGGCACCTATGCCTGGGTGGCCACCCTCACCAAGGCAGCCGAGCGCATCACTATTGGCTCCGGCCAGATGGTGATCACCGCTGACCTGGCCACCATCAGTGCGGCCTATGACAGCCGCAGCCCAGCCCAGCGCGCGCTGGCGGATTGCGAAGCTGCCATGGCCACTTTCAGTGCCACGGGCGGCAAGGTGAAGAAGTACGAAATAGCCGGGCGGTCGATGGAGTTCCAGACCATTGCTGACCTGATGAGCCTGCACAGCTTCTGGAAAGCCAAGGTGCTGAGCGAAGGCTCGGCACAGTCCATTGCCAACGGCATGGGCAACCCCCGCAACTTGCACGTGCGCTTCCGGCGCCCAGGCCAATGACCGCCACCATCCGCCCCTGGTACCACGCCGAGCGCGTGACCGTGCCCACCGGCGTGGTGGTGCCTGATCTGAGCATCAAGCGCAGCCTGGTGCTCGATCAGTTCAATGCTCGTCGCCAGTCCGAACGCGTGGCCCGTGTGCAGCGTGATCGCCTGCAGCAGCAATCACGCAGCTACGAAGCTGCTGGCGTTGATCGCTTCACCAGCGACTGGACAGCGCTCAACACCAGCGCTGACAGCGAGCTGCTCACCAGCCTGCGCATCATGCGGGCCCGCAGCCGCCAGCTCGTGCGAGACAACCCCTACGCGAAGCAAGCCGTGCGCGTGATCGCCAGCAACGTGGTGGGCACCGGCATCGGCATGCAGGGCCAGGTGATGAGTGCCAGCGGCAAGCTGCAAACGGCTGTCAACGGCGCCATTGAAGAGGCTTGGTGCCGGTGGACTGAGAAGACAACTTGCCACACCGGCGGCGAGCTCGCGTTTGCCGACATTGAGCGCCTGGCCATGATCCAGCTGGTCACGGCTGGCGAGGTGCTGATTCGCAAGATCCGCCTGCCCTTCGGTGGCGGCACCATCCCGCTCGCGCTGGAGGTGATCGAGTCTGACCGGCTGATGGACCAATGGCAGACGGCCCGGGCTCCCAACGGCAACACCATCCGCATGGGCAAAGAGGTGGACGAATGGGGCCGGGCAGTTGCTTACTGGATGTGGCCGCGCCACCCCGGTGATTACCAGTTCGCCACCTTTCAGCCCGACAAGTTCATCCGCGTTCCGGCGGCCGACATGATCCACCTCTATCTGGTGGACCGCTGGCCGCAAACGCGCGGTGAGCCTTGGTTCCATTGCGTGCTGCGCAATCTGCACCACCAGGCGGGGTATGAAGAGGCCGAGATCGTCAAGGCCCGCGCCAGTGCCAACGTGGTGGGCTTCATCAAGGCGGCTGAAGGCCTAGTGGCCGATGAAGTAAAAGACGGCCGCCAGCTGCTGGATACCGAGCCCGGTACCTGGCAAAAGCTGCTGCCAGGCGAAGACGTTGCGGGCTTCAGCCCCAGCTCACCCAACCCCGCGTTGGAACCCTTCTTGCGCTACATGGTGCGCACGATGGCCGTGGGCGTGGGCATCAGCTACGGTGCACTCAGCCGCGACCGATCACAGGCCACCTACAGCAGCGAGCGGATCGACCAGCTCGAAGACCGCGATCTGTACCGCATGTTGCAGGGCTGGTTGGTCCGCAACCTGCGCACCGATGTGCACCGTGAGTTCCTGGACGCTGGTGTGCTGGTGAACAAGATCAAGCGCGTGGGGCCTGACTATTTCAGCAACCCTGAGAAGTACCAGGCCGTGCGCTTCCGCCCGCGCGGCTGGAGCTGGATCGACCCCTCGAAGGAAGTGTCTGCTTACAAGACTGCAGTGCGCTGTGGCTTCATGAGCGCTGGCGATGTGATCGCGCAGACGAACAACGGCGCCGATCTTGAAGACGTCTACAACGCCCGCGCGGCTGAGCTTGAAATGGCCGAAGAGCTGGACCTGGTCTTTGACATTGATGTGGCCGAAGTCAACGACAAGGGCGCCGCCCAAGTCGCTGCGCCCGCCACGGCTGGATCTACCCCTGGTGCCGCTGGCGCAGCACCGAACGACCCCCCCACCGAACCCGATGCCGACGACAACGCCGGCGATGGGCAGGAGCAAGAGCAATGACCAAGCAAGTGAACATCATCACCCCGGTGAACGGCATGACGATCGCGGGCAATCCGTGGACTCTTGCCGATGGGGTGGCAGACGAGCTGGTGAATCGAAAGGTGGCCAGCTATGTGACCGCGCCCGTAGCCAATGCTGTGACCGAAGCCCTGGATGCTGGCCAGCGTGCCGCGGGAGCTACTGCAGTAGCGGGTGTCAGCGATGCGGGCATGCTCTTGGGAAAAAACGGAGCCCCGGTGTCAGGGGGGCGAATTCTTAGCGGTTACCTCCCCAGCACTGTCGCAGCACTCGCCGCAATGAAAGCTGGGGCGAGGAACGTGCGCATCTTGCACGTTGGCGACAGCACGACGATGGGGCGCAATGCAAACGGTGTGAGTCAATGGATCAATTGCCGGCCGTTGGGATACCCGACGCAGTTTGCAGCATTGATGAACGCGGTTTACCCGACCTACAACGACAACCTCATCGGAATCGGGGTCAGCTCTGGAGTGGCTGCGGACTTTGTGACCTCAGACCCGAAATTCGTTTTGGGGGGCAGCACCACCATTGCGTCGACCTCGGCCCAGATTGGAGGCGGGGCGATCCGCAGCACGGCTGCCGGCACGGTCTACACCTACACCCCTTCAGTCCCAGTTGATACATGGGATGTTGGCTACATCCAAAATGCAGGCTACGGCACGTTCGATATGTACGTGGATGGTGTCAAGGTCGGCGCAACGGTCGACGCCAATGGCACAAATGTGCTGGCTCGCGCTACCCGCACATTTGACCTGGGCATGCACACTCTGAGCATCGTCAAGCCGGCTGGTGCAGTCACCAGCATGCTGTGGACTCGTTCTTGGAACTCGGCAGTCAAAGGCATCGAGTCAATGTCGGGTGGGTACAGCGGGCAAACCAGCACGAACATCGCCGACGTCACCAATTTCCTCAGCGCCTCGTACAACACGGGGAGCGGCGGATTCCTTGGTTTCCTGCAACCAGACCTTGTGACAATCAACCTGGGTATCAACGACTACTCAAGCAGTATTGCGCCGACCGGGGCCGCACCTTCAACACGCGCAAACCTACAAGTCTTTGTTGATCAATGCCGGGCGGCGGGTGCTGATGTTGTCGGCATCATCCCAAACCCATCGGCAACCACCGTTGCCACGCTTGCCAATCAGCAGGCCACGCTGACGGCATTGCGGCAGTTCTACGCCGACAACGGAATCCTCACGGTCGATTTCCGTGCTCGCTACGGGACGCTGTACGAAACGGCTATTGCGCAAGGGTGGATGGTCCCTGCCGACCCTAACCACCCAACTGCAGCCGGGCATTCTCAAGTGGGTGCACCTGCATTGTTCGCGGCCCTTTTCCAGCAGTCGGCCGTCGTCTGATTCCGATCCCCTGCCGGTGATGCTTGAAAACCGCTGCACTACTACTCGCGCTGATCCTCGCGCTGGCCCTCAAGTCCTACCACTACTTCCGCCGCTGACAAACCCGCCCCGAGCGGGTTTTTTTACGCCTATGCCATGACCATCAAACACCGCCCCGACTCCCTGGCGCCTCAAACGCGCACGGTCAATTTCCGCCAGGTGACCACTGGTGAGCAGGCGTCTGCACAGGTGGACCTCACGGCCCGCACGGTGGAGCTGGCGTTTGCCAGCGAAACCGCGGTTGACATGTGGTACGGCACCGAGATCCTGAGCATGGCGCCCGGGGCCATGCGTACCGGGGTGCGCCAGGCCACGATGCCGCTGCTGTTCAACCACGCTCTGGGCGATCTGCTGGGGGTGGTTGAAGACATCACCATCGGCCTGGATCGTGTCGCCCGCGCTCGTGTGCGCTTTGGCAAAGACGAGCGTGGGGAATGGGCCATGCAGCAGTGCGCCGATGGCGTGCTGGTGAATGTGTCATTCCTGTACCGGGTCTTCAAGTGGATTGAAGACACCGAAGCCGAAACCATCACGGCCACTGACTGGGAGGCCTACGAGGTGTCCTTGGTCACTGTGCCCGCTGATCCCTCTGTCGGTGTGGGCCGCAATGCCCAGGCCGATGCCCAAAACGGTGTGCAGCTGATCACCTCAGCTGCTGCCGCTTCCACGCCGCCAGCGCCTGAATCCGCATCCCGCGGGGCAGCGCCGGGCGTGTCTACCGCGCCCGTGGCGCAAACCCGTTCGTCAACTGAAACTGAATCGGAGAACCCCATGTTCAAGAAGCGTCATCTCCTGCGCGACCAGGCCACGGATGGCACCACCGGCTCGGCCGGCGGTGCCGCTGGTGGCACCGGCGCCCCCTCTCTGCCTGCGGAACCGCGGGCCGACAACACCCGCACGGCCGACCCTGCACTGGCCGAGCGCACCCGCATCACCGAAATAGAGGCGATGTGCAAGAAGTACGGTCTGACTGAAGAGCTGCGCCGCGGCATGATCACCAAGGGCGCCACTATCGAGCAAGCACGCATGACTTGCGCTGATGTGGTGATGGAGCGCGCCCAGCGCACGGCCACGCCCTCGGCTGATATGGGCGACACCCACAACCCCGATATGAGTGAGCGCGAAAAGGCCCGCTACAGCATGCTGCGCGCCGTGAATGCGGCTGTGGGCCGCAACTGGAAGGAAGCCGGTTTCGAGCTGGAATGCAGCAACGAAATCAGCAAGCGCCTGGGCCGTGCGCCGCAAAACGAGCATGGCTTTTTCATGCCCACGAATATTCAGTTTGGCGCGCGTGCAACCTACACGGTGGGCACTCCCGGCGCTGGCACGGCCGGCGGCACGACGGTGGCCACCAACCTGCTGGCAGGCAGCTTTATCGAAGTGTTGCGCAACCGGGCACGCGTGTTGCAGCTGGGCGCCACGGTGCTCAGCGGCTTGGTTGGCTCGGTGGACATTCCGCGCCAAACCGGCCAGTCCAGCACCTACTGGGTGACTGAGGGTAACAACGTGACCCAAAGCGAGGCCACCTTTGACAAGGTGAGCCTTGCAATGAAGACCATTGGCACCTACAGCCAGGTCACGCGCAACATGCTGATGCAGTCCACCCCGGACATCGACATGATCGCCCGTGGTGACCTGATCGCCGCCATGGCTCTGGGCATTGACCTGGCCGCGCTCAGCGGCTCGGGCTCGGGTGGCCAGCCGCTGGGCATTGGCAATGTGTCTGGCATCGGCTCGGTGATCGGTGGCACCAACGGGGCCCAAGTCACGCTGGATCACCTGATCGACCTGGAAACCCAGGTCACTGCTGCCAACGTGCCCGAGGAGTCGCTGGCCTACATGGTCAACGCAAAAACCACGGGCTGGCTCAAAAAGCAGAAGTCGACCACCGGCCAATACCTGTGGACGAACAACCCCAACGGCCGCCGCGATGGCACCCCCGGCGAAGCCAATGGCTACCCCGTGGCCCGCTCCAACCAGGCCCGCAGCACCCTCACCAAGGGCAGCGCATCCGGCGTGTGCAGCGAGATCTTCTTCGGTGCCTGGCCTGAGCTGCTGATCGGTGAATGGGGTGTGCTGGAAATCGTGCCCAACCCGTACGACGCCGCGGTCTACAAGAACGGCGGCGTGCTGTTGCGCGCCCTGCAATCCATTGACATTGGCCTGCGCCACAACGCCAGCTTCGCCACTATGAGCGATGCGCTGACCGTCTAAGTCGCTGGCTCACCGCTTGTCTCCAGGGGCTTCACCGCCCCTTTGATCACCAGGCCCGCCCGTGGCAACACCGGCGGGCCTGGCTTTTTCTGGACACCCTTTCAAAGGACCACACCATGGCCAGCAAGAAATACCTCGTGCGCGACGGGTTTGTCGTGCAGATCGCCGCCACCAAGTCGGATGGCAGCACCTACACCAAGGAATACAACGGCGGCGAAGAGCTCGTGCTTGACGATGACATTGCCGCCCAGCACCTGCACAAGCTGGAATTCGCCAGCGCGAAAGACCGCGATGCTGCCATCGCTGCTGAGCAGCAAGCCAAGGTGTTCGCCGCCGCATCGCAAAGCCCGGTGGAGCTGGTGCAGCAGCTGATTGCTGCACTGTCCATGGCGCAGCAATCTGCAGGCGTGGCCCCGGCCGCCCCCGCGGCCTGAGCCCAGGCGCACCATGTTCGCAGCTGATGCGGCCATCTTCCTGGCTGACACGGGTGACACCGCCAGCTGGACTCCCAGCACCGGCAGCCCACCCATCACCGGGAAGGTGCTCTTTGACCAGCAGACCGAGCCCATCGAAGGTGGCGACGGCCTGAGCCGTCAGTATCGCGCCACCTTGGTGGCGGCAGATTGGCCCGGCCTCAAGCGTGCTGAGCAGCTGGTGATCAGCGGTATCACCTACCGGCTGCGCACCGACATGCAGTACGAGGCCGATGGGCTGTTTGCCAGCGTGCCACTCACCAAGGTGTAGCCATGGCCACCATCCTGCAGCAGATCCTGGACCGGCTGGACGTAGTGGCCAAGGCCACCGCGCCCAGCGCCACCAGTGTGTACCGCGACCGGGCTGACGCCTTCAGCCGCGAAGAGGCCCCGGCCATCAACGTGCTGGCCGGCACCCCCACCATCGAAGCCTTCGCGGAAGGGTGGGACCGGCACGACACCTTGGTGATGCTGGACATCCATGTGCGCGCTGAGCCCGGCACACCTGCGGCCGATGCCGTGCACGCCCCCGTGCATGCCGCCATCACCACCGACAGCACCCTGGCCCAGCTGGCTGCCAGCGTGCGCCTGGTCGACCAGGAATACACCCCAGCCGAAGCCGATGTGTCGGCCTTCAAGAAGCGCGCCACCTACCGCTTCACCTACCTCTCACTACGCACCGCCATTTAGGAGCCGTTCATGGAACTCAAGCGCTACATCGTCAAGCCCGGCAAGACCTTCCGCATGGAAGACGGCGTCCTGAAGGGCTCCGGCGAAGAGATCACCCTGCCCAGTGACGTGGCAGCCATGCACGCGAACTCGGTGGAAGAAATCGACACCGAGGAAGCCCAGGCCACCCAGCCCATGCCGCTGGGCGATCACCCCGAATCTGCAGCCTGAGCGGCCTGCGCCACTCAACCCCTGAACCACAGGAGCACACACCATGTCCCAAAAATTCGGCGTCGGCTACCTCATCGGCGTGAGCCGTACCGACAACCAAGGCAACCTGTTGGCCATCCCGCAGCCCTATCGCTTTGGCATCCTGCAGGATGTTTCCAGTGAATTCAGCTTTGAAGGCAAGCCGCTGTACGGCGCCAACTCGCTGCCCGTTGATCGTGGCCGCGGCAAGGCCAAGCTCAGCTTCAGCGCAAAGATGGCCGACATCTCCATCGAAGGCCTGAGCGCGCTGCACTTCGGCGTCACGCCGGCTGTGGGTTTCAAGGGTGCGGCTGTCGACATCCCCGTCACCATTGCCGCTACCACCACGCCCAGCATCCCCAGCAGCGGCACGTTTGTGGCCGATATGGGTGTGAGCGATACCAGCGGCAACCGCTACAAGCGCGTGAGCAGCGCGCCAGCCGTTGGTCAGTACAGCGTGAGTGCCGGCGTCTACACCTTCAATGCATCTGATGTAGGCAAGGCCGCTTTGATCAGCCTGGAATACAGCGCTGCCACGGGCAGCACCATGTCGCTGAGCAACACGCTCATGGGCTACAGCCCCAGCTTCCAGGTGATGCTGTTCAATGACAGCAAAGCCACCAAGATGGCCGTGAAGCTCACCAACTGCCAGAGCGACAAGCTCAGCCTGCCATTCAAGAACGAAGATTTCACGGTGGCAGATTTCAGCTGGGAAGCGCTGGACGATGGCACCGGCACCGCCGGCTACGTGAGCATCATGTAAGGGGATGGCATGAGCAAAGAGTTTGTCATCGTCACCCTGCGTGAGCAGCCTTACACCTTCCGTGCGCTCGATCTTGACCAGCTTGAAGCACTGGAAACCCAGTTCAACCAGCTGCAAGAAGCGGCCCAAACCGAAGGCGTGCCCAAGGGCGCCGCCCAGGCTGTGGCTGAGATCGCCACCGCCAGCTTGCAGGCCAAGCATGAGGGCATCACGGTGGAGCAAGTGCGCAAGCTCATCACCATTGCCACCATGCCGCTGGTGATGGCGGCCATCAAGGGCATCAACAACCCCGAAGGGGATGAGCCGGGGGAAGCGCCGGCGGCCCCGTAGATTGGTATGAGGTGCGCTGCCAGGTGATAGCCGCCACCGGCTGGACCTGGGAAGAGGTGGGCCGCCTCACCCTGCCACGCCTGCGCGCCCTCTACCGCCACTGGCGCCGCCACCCACCTGTGCACCTGCTGCTGGCTGCGAAATGGGGCCTTGTGCCTCAAGACGACAAGCCCGTGCAGGCGTCTGCACACAACACCACTGCCGACGATGCCCTGCCTGCCTGGCTGCAGGGCATGAAACCCCTGCCTTCCCCTGCGGGGGGGCAGGCCGTGAGCAACGAGGAAGCGCTGGGTTTGTTCCAGCGCCAGTTCTTTGGAGATGTGCATGTCTTCCGATAAAGGCGATTACGAAGTCCAGCTCACCGCCAACCCGGCGGCTTTTGAAGCCGGGTTCAAGGCAGCGGCCAATGCGGCCAAGAGCAATGCCGACCTGATCAAAAACACGGTTGGCTCGCTGGGCAGTGCCTTTGAAGATGTGCTCAAGCCGCTCAAGGCCGTGAGTGCCGCGCTGGCTGGGGGGGCCTTCTTTAAAGAAGCCATCGGCGCCGCGCTCGGCCTGAATGGTGAGGTGATGAACCTTGGCAAGCGCTTGGGCCTGACGGCGGAAGAAGCCGGCACCCTGCGTACCGCCTTGGGCGACATCTACACCGACAGCGACACCTACATCGGCGCGTTCGAAAAGTTTGCCAAGCAGCTCAAGAACAACGAAGAAGGCCTCCAGGCCATGGGCCTGAAAACCCGCGATGCCAACGGCAACCTGCGTGACAGCAATACCTTGTTCCGCGAAGCCCTCACCACCGTGAGCGACTACAAACCGGGCCTCGACCAAACCACCGCCGCCATGACCCTCTTCGGCAAGGGCGTGGAAGACGTCATGAAGCTGCAGAAGCTCAACGATGGCGTGCTGGAGGACGCCGCGCAGAAGAACAAAGACCTGGGCTTGTCGCTCAGCCAAGACGGCGTGAATGCGGCCAAAGCCTACAAGGCCGCGATGAACGATGTGGGTGATGTGTTCGAAGCCATCAAGGTGACCATTGGCCGGGCCGTGATGCCCATGTTCACCGAGCTGTCGAACTACTTTGCCAGCACCGGCCCGGCGGTGATCAAGGTGTTCAAGGGCGCGTTGCTGGGCCTGGGCGTGGCTTTCGACGTAGTGAAAGGCGCCGTGCTCACGATGGCTGGCGTGGTGTTTGAAACCTTCAACACCATCATGGAAGCCGGCGCCATGTGGGGCGAAGCCATCAGCCGCCTGCTGCACGGTGATTTCTCTGGCGCCTTTGATTCCGGCAAGCAAGCTGGCCAGCGCTTTGTGCAAGGCGTCAAGAACGCCTGGGGCAACTTCCAGGATGTGGGCGCGGCAGCCGACGCCAGCATCAAAAAGCGCTTCGATGGCTTCTTTGATGATGTGCTGGGTGGCCAGGCCGGCGCCCCTGTGAAGGGGCCCAAGACGGGCACCAAAACCATGGGTGATTTCAGCAAGACCAATGGCGGAGACAAAGCCGACAAGGGCGACATGCCCCTGTACGAAGAGCGCCTGGCCAAAGAGCGCGCCACCGCAGCCGAAGTGGATGCCATCCACGGCATGAGCAAAGAGGCCGAGCTGAAGTTTTGGCAAGAGATCCTGAACGCATCCACTCTCAAGCAGCGCGACAAAATCGCCGTCACCAAGAAAGTGGAAGAAGCCCGCCTGGCCGTGCTGAAAGACTCGGCCCAGCATGCCCAGGAAATCGACAAGATCACCCTGCAGAGCTGGCAAGAGCGTGAGCTGGCCAAGGTGGAGCTGGAAGCCGAATCAGCCAAAACCCGCAAGGACCTGGGCGAGATCACCAACGCCCAACTGCTGGAGATGGAAGTCCAGTTTGAAGCGCGCCGCGGCGAGATCAAGCAGGCCGCGCTGCGCTCATCCCTGGCCACGCTGGACCCCGACAAAGACCCCGTGCAAGTGGCCCAGCTGCATGCCCAGCTGGAACAGGCCGAGCTGGCACACCAGCAGCGCATGGCCCAGATCCGCGGCCAGGTGGCAGTGGAATCGGGCGCCTACCTGCGCGGCGTGTGGCAGGACCTCAGCGACCGCATGGGCGGCCTGTGGGACAAGGGCATTGCCGCCATGATGACCGGCACGCTGACCTGGAAGGGCGCGTTCAAGGCAGTGGGCACCGAGCTCACTGGCTGGTTTGCAAATGCGGTGGTGGGTGACCAGGTAAAAACTTGGGTGAAAGGCGAGGCAATAAAGCTGTCAGCCTTGTTGACCGGCAAGGCCGCCGAGAAGTCTGCTGTTATCGGCGCCGCAGCACTCACGCAATCGACAAAGGCAATTGAGGGTGATGTGGTGATCGGCACCAACGCAGGCGAGGCCGCCTCGGGCGCTGCCGCCGCGATGTCATCGATTCCATGGGTCGGCCCGGTTCTGGCAGCCGCTGCCTTTGCCTCTATCTTTGCCTTGGTGATGGGCGCTCGCAGTTCCGTCAAATCCGCATCTGCCGGCTTTGACATTCCCAGCGGCATGAACCCCATGACCCAGCTACATGAAGAGGAAATGGTGCTGCCTGCACACATTGCCAACCCCATGCGCGACATGCTGGCTGATGGTGGGGCAGGGCGCGGTGGTGGCGACTTGAACGTGAGTATCCGCGGGGCCAGCGCTGGAGACTTCTTCATGTTGCACAAGAGCGACTTCGTGAAAGCGCTGAAGTCTGCGCGCCGCGACGGGGTGTTTTGACCATGAGCAACCGCGTCTACCCTGATCTGCCCGGCCTCACCTGGCCCATTGGCCGCGAGCCGGTGTGGAAAACCACCATCAAGGCCACGGCCAGTGGGCGTGAGTTTCGGTCGACCTCACAAACCTACCCCCGCCATCGCCGCTCGTTGAAGTACGAATTCCTGCGTAGCCGCTCGGCCTATGCCGAGTTCCAGCAGTTGTTCGATTTCTTCAATGCGCGCAATGGGCAGTACGACAGCTTCTTGCTGGTGGATCGGGACGATTGCAGTGTCACGCTGCAGCCGTTGGCTGTTGGCACTGGTAGCGTTGCTCAGTATCAGCTGGGGCGCTCGATGAGCGATACACCTCGTAATTTGTTGGTGTCCTCGCAAGACTTCTCGCAGGCCGGGACCTGGGCGATCAATGGGCCGCCCTACAGCGCGCCCGTCACGCCTGATGCAGTAGTAGCGCCTGACGGCACGATGACCGGGGATCTGCTGGCCTTCGAGTATTACCAGAACAAATTCCAGCACGTCTTGGGCTTGATCCCTGGCCAGACATACACGTTTTCAGTGTGGCTGTGGACAGACACAGGCACGAAATCCATGCCGCTGTGGATGACCAATACCGTGACGTGGGTGGGGGCTGCAAAAACGCTCGTCACACTCACCACCACCCCGCAGCGGTTCGTCATCACAAGAACGGCTGATGCCCTCGGGCGGCTGGATGTAGGCTTTGGGCAGACTGATACTGACCAAGCCCCGGTGGGGCTTGTGTATGCGTGGGGTGCCCAGCTGCAGCCCGGCTCATCGGCCACGAGCTATCTGCCCAACCTAGGCTCAAGTGCAGCTGTGCCGGCTCTTGAGCCGGTGTTCGACCTGGCGGGCGCACCTCGAATCTACTTGTACGACTGGCAAGGCCTTACGCGAGCCTACCCTGCAACTCGCACGAACTACCAGACCTACAGCGAGCAACTCCAGCAGTCTGGCAGTTGGGCCATCCAGTCTGCGGCTGTGAGTGCAAACGCCCTGGATGCACCGAATGGTGCCGTTGGTGCTGCCGACAAGCTGACCGAGACAGCGACGACAAATTCCCATGGGATCTCTGGTCTTGCCTACGGCAATGCGGTAGCAGGGGAGCAGTGGACGGTATCGGCTTTCGTCAAAGGCGCCGAGCGCAACATGGTGTACGTGTGGCTGGATCGTGGCGACGGTAACGGCGCAACGTATGAGTTCAACCTGGTCAGTGGCACTTATGCGTTGAAGCGCACCAACCCAACCGTGTGGAAGGCGCCCTCCGCCACTTTTGTCAGCCTGCCAAACGGGTGGTTCCGCGTAGCGGTGACCTGCACCGCGGCGATGGATTCCTATTGCCAGATGCGCCTGTACATGGGGGATGGAGTGGCTGTGGCTACGGACGGTTATGGCGATCCAAGCTACCTCGGTGTTGTCGGGAGCGGCGTATATGTGTGGGGTTGCCAGGTAGAGAAGGCCTCATCTCCTACGCGCTACATCTCCACTACTACGGCCGTGGCCACGGTTACCGACTACGCCATCAATGGCACTGGCCTACTCACCTTTCCTCAAAACATTCCCAGCGGCACGGCGCTTCTGTGGTCGGGCTCCTACTACTGGCGCTACCGCTTCGAGCAAGACAGCCTGAGCCTGCAAGAGTTCATGCGCTATTTCTGGCAGACCGGCGAAGTGCGTTTGTTGAGTGTCAAGCCATGAAACAAGCCATTTGGGAACAGAGCCCCGGCTCACTGGTGGCCTGGCTGCTGGCCAATACACAGGCCCGCCCGATCGACGTGTGGACGATCACGCTGCTCAATGGCACCGTGCTGCGCTACACCTCGGGCGATGCGCCCATCACCATCAACGGCATCACCTGGCTGCTGGGCCCCGGCATGCAGCGCACGCGGGTACGGCAAAGCATTGGTGTGTCGGTGGATACCTGCACGCTCACCGTCCACGCCAACGATACGGTGCTGGTCAACGGCACGCCCATCCTGCAAGCCATGACCCGCGGCGCTTTCAATGGCGCCACCGTGCTGCTGGGCAGGGCTTTCCTGGATGACGCGGGCACCTGTCAAGGCCTGGCCCCCGGCTTCTACGGCCGCTTTGGGGGTGTGAAGGCTGGGCGCAGCAGCGCCACGGTAGAGGTGCGATCGCATGCCGAACTGCTGGATGTGCAGATCCCCACCGAGGTGTACCAGCCGGCCTGCCGCAACACGGTGTTTGATGCCCAGTGCGGCCTTGCAGCCGCAGCGTGGACGGTGGCCGGCACCACCAATGCGGCAGGCGATGCCACGCGCCGAGTGATCACCAGCAACTCGGCCGCCGTGGTGGCCGTTGCCACCGGCTGGGCAGACCTGGGCCAGCTCACCATGACCAGTGGCCTGAATGCCGGCGTGAGCCGCACCGTGCGCATGCACACGCTCAACAGTGGCCTGGCCACGATCACGGCGCAGACCGGGTTCCCATACCCCATTGATGCCGCCGCATCTTTCAGCCTGCGCGCTGGCTGCAACAAGGTCAAGGATGGCGACTGCACCGCGAAGTTCGGCAACGTGCCGCGCTTCCGTGGCGAGCCCTACGTGCCCGAGCCGGAGACTGTGACATGACTGCCCTGCGCGAAGCCGAATTGCGCCGCCGCGTGGTGGTAGAGGCCCGCAGCTGGCTGGGCACGCCCTACCACCACCACGGCCGCATCAAGCAAGTGGGGGTGGACTGTGCGCAGATCCTGGCTGCCGTGTTTGAAACTGTGGGCCTGGTGCCTCACCTGGAGCTGGGCCAGTACTCCACCCAGTGGCACCTGCACCGCGGTGAAGAAACCTACCTGCAGTGGCTGCGTGATGTGGGCGCGCGTGAGGTGCAGCCCGATGTGCAGACGCCTGCACCTGGTGACGTGGGCGTGTGGAAGTTTGGCCGCACCTTCAGCCATGGCGGCATCGTGATCGACGGCGGCAGTGATCCGCTGGTGGTGCATGCGTATATCGGCCGCGGCGTGATCTTGTCGCGCGCGAGTGAATCCCCTTTGGCCGGCCGGCCCGGTTCTTACTGGAGCATCATCTAAATGGGTGGCTCAACCATCGCGAACAGCGAAACCCGCATCGAAGCCCTGAAGCTGCAAAGCAGCGCCTACGGGGTCACCATTGCAGTGGTGGGCGGTGTGCCCCGCATTGCTGGCAACTTGGTGTGGTACGGCGATTTCAAAGCCACACCACACACCAGCACGCAGGATGCCGGCGGCAAGGGTGGCGGCGTCAAAACCCAGAACACCAGCTTCAGCTACAGCGCCTCGGTAGTGATGGCCCTGCACCAAGGCCTGGGCGGTGCTGTGCGCCGGGTGTGGGTGGGCAAGCAGGTGTATTCCGGCGGGTGGACGCCGGCCCTTGTAGCCCGGGCCGAAGAAACCTTCACCGTGCCTTCCTCGGGCGCCATGACCTACACCCTGGCGCACGGGGCCACCATCATTGGCAACCCCTTCATCACGACCACGGGCAGCGGGTGGCGTGTGCCTTTGGCATTGGGCACGGCCTACAAGATCGACGGCGGTGTGATCACGATCCTGAACGACATCTGGCGTGGCATGGCGTTGGTGATCAGCTACCAGTGGGGCAACGGCGCACCCGACATTTCCCCGCTGGATGAACTGGGGCTTACCTTCACCAAGGGCGACCTCAGCCAAACGGCGCCCGCCTGGCTGAGCAGCACCCACGCTGACCAGGCGCTGGGCTATCCCGGCCTGGCGCTGGTGCATGGCCAGGCCTACCAGCTGGGCACCGGTGCTCAGGTGGAGAACCATACTTTTGAAGTGCAGGGTGCCGGCGCCTACCGATACGGCCCATCGCAGCCCGACTGCAACCCGTGGGAGTTTGGCGCTGATGTATTGAGCAACGGCCGCTACGGCGCCCGCATGCCGGCCGCCACGCTGGAGGTGCAAAGCGCCATCGACTACTGCGCGGCCGCTGGCTTGCTGCTGAGCCCAGCGCTCACCGAGCAAATCCGCGCGGGTGACTTTGTCGAAACCATGTGCAAGCTCACCAACTGCGCGCCCGTGTGGAGCGTAGACCGCCTGCGCATCGTGCCCTACGGCGACACCACCATCACCGGCAACGGCGTCACCTATACGCCCAACACCACCCCGCTGGTGGACCTGACTGACGACTTCTTTTTGCAGGACGGTGACGACGACCCCTTGCACTGGGAGCTCAAAGAGCCCAGCGACCGCTACAACCACGTGCGGGTTGAATACTCTGACCGCGCCAACAACTACAACAAGACCATTGTTGAAGCCAAAGACGATGCGGACGTAGCCACCAACGGCCTGCGCACCATGCAGACCATCAGCGCGCCCTGGGTGTGTGATGGCGCGGTGGCCCGCCTGGTGGCGCAGTACGCCCTGCAGCGCTCGCTCAACATCACCGGCACCGGCACCTTCCGCCTGCCCTGGGCCTTTTACTTCCTGGAGCCGATGGATCTGGTGACCCTCACTGATGAGGGCCTGGGATTCGATCTGCTGCCTGCTCGCATCAACGAAATCGGCGAAGACGAAGAGGGCATGCTGGATGTGGCCGTGGAAGACTGGCCTTTGGGCTCGGCCTCTGCCACCAAGTACACCGCGCAGGTGCCGGGTGGCTTCCAGCACAACTACCAGGCGGCGCCCGGCTCGGTGAGCGCGCCCCTATTTTTTGAGGCCCCGGTAGAACGCACGACCACTGGCCTGGAAATTTACATGGCCGTGAAGAGCACAGACCCCGACTGGGGCGGCTGCAACGTGTGGGTGAGCCTGGACGGCAGCACCTACCGCAAGGCCAGCACCCTTTACGGCCCGGCGCGCTACGGCACCTTGAGCGGTGCGGTGGCCAGTGGCGTGATGCCGGTGAACACCTCGGGCCAGCTCATCAGCGGCACCACCGTGGATGCCAGCGCGCTGGAAACGCTCTGCTACGTGGGTGGCGCAAACCCGGAATACCTCGCCTACACCCTGGCCACACTGACCGGCGTCGGCGCGTACAACCTGGGCGGCCTGGTGCGCGGTGCTTTTGGCACCAGCACGGCCGCCCATAGCACCGGTGACCCCTTCGTGCGCGTGGGGCAAGACATCGGCAAAAGCGGCCCGCTGGATCTGAGTTACATCGGCAAGACGGTGTACTTCAAATTCACCAGCTTCAACGTGTACCAGCTGGCCGAAGAAGAGTTGTCGGCCGTGACGGCCTACAGCTACGCGATCACCGGCACCATGGCCAAGCTGCCCCCGCCTAACGTGAGCGGCATGGCCTACACAGTGGTGCAGGGTGGTGTGCGTGTGTCATGGGCCGACCCTGGTGTGGGCGACTGGGATGTGATCGATCTGCGGGTGGGCGGCACCAGCTGGGCGAATGCCACGCCCTTGTTCCGCGGCAAGGCCACCGGCTACAGCTGGCTCAACCCGGCCCAAGGCGGCTACACCCTGCGGGCTCTGCATTTCGACCAGCTGGGCAACCCAAGCACCGCAGAAACCACATTGACTGTCACGGTGGACAGCACAATCGTGATCGGCTCCATCAGCCCGGTGCTGAGCAACACCAATCACTCGGTGCCGGCTGATGCATCTGGCACGGTGACCAGCTACGGCGGTGCGAGCAGCACGCTGTCGATCCTGCTGGGCGCCACGAACGACACCAGCAGCTGGACGATCACAAAAACATTCACTGGGTGCGCCGGCACGGGCGGTGATCCATCCAATGCCGTGACCATCAGCAACTTGTCGGCTGATGTTGGCTACGTGGATTTCACAGCCACGCGCACCGGGTACCCCACGCAGACAGCGCGCTTCACAATCACCAAGGCCAAGGCAGGTGCTACGGGGGCCGCTGGTGCTGCGGGCGCGGCAGGATCTACCGGTGCTGCCGGCGCCACAGGGGCCACGGGTGCGGCGGGCGCCAACGGCCTGAGCACGGCGCTGGTGTACATCTTCCAGCGTGCGGCATCGGCACCAGCAGTGCCCAGCGCCACCGTGACCTTCACTTTTGCGTCGGGAGCCATCAGCGGCCTGAACAACGGCTGGGCCGCCACCGTGCCTGCTGGCAGCAACCCGCTCTACGTGTGCGTGGCCACCGCCAGCAGCACCGGCAGCAGCGACACCATCGCCACGGGCGAGTGGGCCACCCCGGTGATCCAGGCCCAGGACGGCGCGGCCGGCGCCACGGGTGCTGCTGGGGCCAATGGCCTCAACTCGGCCACGGTGTACCTGTTCCAGCGCACCAGCACGAGCACGCCGCCCAGTGTGCCCAGCACCAGCGTGACCTACACCTTTTCCACGGGCGGGGCCACCGGCATCAACAACGGCTGGGCGCAAACCATGCCGACCACCGGCGGGGCCTACCGTTGGATCACCCAGGCAACCGCGCTGGGCACGGGCAGCACCGACACGCTGGCCACTGGCGAGTGGGCGGCTGTCAGCCTGCTGGCCCAGGATGGCGCCGCTGGTGCTGCGGGCGCGGCAGGATCTACCGGTGCTGCCGGCGCCACAGGGGCCACGGGTGCGGCGGGCGCCAACGGCCTGAGCACGGCGCTGGTGTACAT